AACTTTTCTACAAGTGGTACACAAATAAATCTTGATAATGGCTTAATAAGATCTAAAAACTTTGCAATCGATAGCTCAGGCAATGCGTATTTTAACGGCGTTATAACAGCCGCGTCTGGAACCATAGGTGGTTGGAATATTGGTACAGCATCTGGTTTTGCTGGTAGTATTTATGTTCAAAATGGTTCAGATCTGTCACTCATGTCACCAACTGGATTAGCATGGTTTAGCTCCGGAGTTGTGACTACCCAAATAACTGGTTTTGGTGATGGCGTTAAAACAGGCGGTGCTGGCCTAGCAGCATATAGGCTAAGAAATATATCTATTGGCACTAGCACTAGTCAACCATCGGGTGCGGCACTTGGTGACATTTATTTAAGATATTAAGTGAGATAATAATGTCTATTGAAGTATATAACGGTAGTACATGGGTAAATATTTCAGATCCAGAAGTTTACGATGGATCTTCTTGGCAAAATGTTCAAAAAGGTGAAGTTTATGATGGATCCTCTTGGAGAACTTTTTTCACTAGATTTAGTGGAACAATAAACAATCCAACTATCACATTAAGTTCTAGAACTATTAATTCAATAACTGTTCAGGTAACACTTCCTACTGGTTCTCCATATAAAACTCAAATAACAGTTTATAGAACAAGTAATGTACTCGGAGCATCTTTTGTTCCGGCAACAGCTGCGGTAGGATCTATATCTGGAACAAAAACAGAAACAGGTTTATCTCCAAATACTTCATATGAATTCAGCGCGTACGCCACATATTATGATGCGTCAACCAACGAGCAAGTTGGGCAAAGCGCAACCGTAACAGCAACATTTTCTACTTTAGCTTATATTATAACAACCCCAACAACTCCCACTAACTCCGCTAGAACAACATCTTCTTTAAGTTTTCAGTCAACTAGCAACCCAGAATATACTAGGAACGGAAGCGCTGCTTATATTGAATTTGAATTTTATCAATTAGATATTTTCTCTGGATGGGTTTATTATACAAGTGTCAATAGAAACTTAACTGCAAATGACATCGACCAAACACTAACTGCAACTATTACAGGCCTTAATTCTGGAGACACATTTAGATGTAGGGCTAGAACTGTTTATTCTGGCATAAGCCAAACTAGTGCATGGAGCGCTTACTCAAGCTCAGTACAAACTAAATACTATGAAACACAATATAAACCATCTAGCACAGGACACGCTGCAGCCAATGAAACTGCATACTTCAGCGCCTATGGTGCGTCTGGAACATCATTTAAAGACGCTAACTCAGATTACGCAAAAGGATCAGATAATGATACTGCGACACACTGGTATTCTAATGCATACACAACTCAAAGTGTTCCATCAAATGAAACAAAAACAATAAATAGAATTTCTAGAGACAGTAGCTTTGGAATAGCTGAATATAGGACTAGTGCATCACACAACTTACCATTAAATACAAATACATTAAACTATTCAAGTGTAACAATAAGTAATTTAATTTATTCAAACATAGCTTTATATACAGATAGCTTATATATTGTTATAGAAATAGACATAAACGCTCCATCCGCTTTTGGTGGAACGGTAACAATAAATGGCGCAAGTGGAACAAATGCCAGCTATTTTAATGGATCTTGGACTATAAATCAGGTGGGAACAGCTAATGGAAATAGAAGAATCAGAATCTCTAGGCCTTCTAGTGTTCCGTCAGGTATTGCTCCAGGTGGATCTAAAGGAAGTTCTATTTTTAGTGGAACGGTAAATGGATCTAATATTAGCTCTCTTGGTGGTGGACCTGGCGAATCGGCTATTTATACAAGTAGTAGCACAACTTTATTTACAAGATTTGAAACCACTGGTGGACAAATAAATCAAACAGCAGCGTCTGGAAGTGTTACATATACAGTATATACTACGCAACAAGTTGCAAAATCAGGTACAAATGATGAAACTCTGAGACTGGCTTTTCAGCCAGACTTGCCAACAGGAGCAATAAACGCTCAGTTAGAGTCAATACAAACTAGATGTGGTCCAGTAGCTTCTCCAAGAATTGTAATAGAAGTAAATGGAACAGCTGCTACTAGAACTTTAAGTTCAGGTTTGGCCGCAAATGCAACAGATACATGGTCAGTGCCAAGTGGTATAGCTCCAAATACAACGAATCTAGGTGTTAGTAATTGTTGGTATTTGGCTTTAACGGTCAGATCTGGCACCAGTGGATCTTTATTGTATTCTACTATTACAGAAGTTAAAATAAGATATAGCTATCAAATTTTGGTATAATATACAGGTAGAGGAAATAATGAAATATATAACATATAAAGATCCTAAACATGATGGCGTTGGAGAGTATCCTTATTTTAAGGATTATCTTGGAGCAGATAATGACATACTATCAAATACTAAATTTAATCTTTTGACTGATGATTGTACTTTGTATATTAGTTTTTTACAAGATAATTATGATACTTCCTATTTAACGGAATTTATTATTAATTTATATGATATAAATATATTTAATAGCAGCGAATTAAAACAATACATTGAAAGTTACACGCATTATTCTCTTGATATTGTTTTGGGTTCTGATGGAAAAGAAAGTATAGCCATAATAGATCCTCCACCATTTAACGATTTGACTGACCATAAAAATATAAACATCCAACCTTTTAATGGGTGGGTATGGAATAATGAAGATCAGCACTGGTCTCCTCCAATACTTAAGCCAAACTTAAATCATAATTTTTTTATAGGCTGGAATAATGAGGACATGTGTTGGAATATATCATTTGAAAGAGATATTACTCCTCAAAAAAATAGAGCCTATCAACTATGGCTAGCTGCAAGCCCAGATGGATCTTCAGCTTTTATGGACGCATGTTCAACTAGGCAGTATATGATCAAATCCGCAGAAAATATAACGCACTCAACAAGATTCATAGAAAATTTGATTACTGAATATGGCAAAAAGTGTGTAGAAGAAAACGAAAACCCAAGAAAATACGCAGCAATAAATCTTCATGAAGTTGTAATTGATCTCTCTCCAATAGCAATTATTACATACTCCGAATGCAATCAAAATGCAACAGAATTATTTGAAAAATTATACGCAACTCATCCTCAGTTTTTTTCTAGAACAATACATGAACTGTTTAGATTAATAATAGAATGGGCTTATTCATATAGAGAATTTAACAATAATGAACCAATGGCAGAAACTTGTGACAAAGTGCTAAGAGTACTTCAAATGCCAAAGCATGTTAGAGATTCTTTGATGCAGATAAGGCCACAACAAGTTGGTAAATTTATATTAAATCAAGAAGACACTCTCATAGAGTATGAGGATGGCATAGAATGCCCAGAGGCCTTTTCTAAGTGGATAAATAAAATATATTATTTATTTACACACGTACAAGAAAATGAAAATGTTCATGTAGACTATATTCCAGATTCATATGAAATGTGATATAATATCATTTTACTTAATGGAGAAATTATGGATGAACTAGATGTTAATGTTTTAATTCAAACTTTTAATGAAAAATTAGCTCAGTTAACAACAGAACTAATTGTAAAAGAAGCTACAATAAAACAATTAAATACAAAAATTCAGATTCTATCAGCAGCAGCATATCCTGCTAAAGTAGAAAAAGCAAAAAATGATAACAAGAAACAAACAGATGATTTTGAGTGAGGTAAAAAATGTCAGATGAAACAGTAGAGCCAAAAAAAGAATTTACAATTGAGATTAAAATCTCAGACGCAAATCTTCAATATAGAAGTGACTTTAATGAAGCTGAGACCATTTTTTGGATGGAATCTGTAAAAACATTAATCTTAAAGAACGCTTTCGATAAGGTATCTGGCGAAAAAGCTGAGTAAATTACGAAAAGCCATATATTAAGCTACTATTAAACTAGCTTTATAAATGGAGACACAATGGCCGTATTAGATTTTTTGCCATTTAGGCAAATAGATAAGCAAAATAATAATGCTCTAGCTAAGGCTCTTCAGCCTGAAGAAATTAGAACAATAGGAAAGGCAATGAAAGTTGCTGCCCTTGCCCTGGGTTTTCAGGGTAATACTTTCTATTACAACAATAGAGCTACATTCGAGCCATCTCCATATGACTTTGAAAGAATAATGCAAGCTACTGATACAGACTCCTATGTTAGGCAGGCTTTAAATAAATACAAAGAATTATTCTGGAAAGAAAACTGGACTATAGTAGGAGAAAATCAAGAGGCTGTTTCTTATCTATACCAAAGAATAGATTATATGGAAATGGCTATGAAAAGACCATTTCTAGACTTTTTGATAGAAGTAACTGAGCATTTATTTAAGTATGCAAATGTTTTTGTGGTAAAAGCTAGAGGAGATATTTCAGAATATTTTCCAACACAGATACAAGGCGTTAATGCAGAAATGCCAGTTGTTGGCTATTATCTAATTCCAACAGAACAAGTTAGAATTCTTAGAGATAAATTTAATAGACCTAAATCTTATCAGCAGGCTAGCGATCCGCTAACCTATGCTCCAACTGAAAGAGATCCAGTATGGAACGCTGATAGAGTCATACATATGTATTTGGAGAAAAAAACTGGACGCGCTTTTGGCACACCATTTTTAAGTTCTGTTTTAGATGATGTCGTCGCTCTTCGTCAAATAGAAGAGGATATACAAAACCTAGTGCATAGAGAATTATTCCCTCTGTACAAATACACAATTGGAACAGCAGACCAACCAGCAGAGCCAGATGAAATAGACAAGGCTTCTGCTGAGATAGAAAACTTAAGAGCAGAAGGTGGTTTAATACTTCCTTATAGACATAATATAGAAGTAATTGGAGCAAACAACGCCGCACTTGACGCTACATCGTATCTTGAGCACTTTAAAGAAAGAGTTGCTGTTGGACTCGGAGTTGCCCCACACCATTTAGGCATGATGATGAATGGTGGCAACCGTTCTGTCACAGATAGATTGGACACAGCGTTATACGACAAGATCAAGCAATATCAAAAGCTATTTGCTGAAATGGTAAGAGTGCACATATTCAATGAGCTTCTTTTAGAAGGTGGATTTGATCCAGTTTCTAATCCAATGGAAAATGGAGTTTCAGATCGTTGTTATTTCAAGTTTAATGAAATAGATGTTGATACTCAGGTTAAAAAAGAGACTCATATTATACAAAAATATGTAAATAACATTATTGGGCTAAGTGAAGCTAGATTAGAGCTAGGTTTAGAAGCTGATTATGACGAAGATGACTTGTTCGCAAAGATCCAAGCCAATATACAAATGGACATAGCTAAAAATCAAGCTCAAATAACAGCAAAAAATCAAATGACAGACGTTAAAAAAGATGGGGATAAACAGGCGTCCGCCCCAGAAGGTCAAAGAAATCTACCAAATAGAAGACGTGGCCCTGGAAATACAGTAAGACCAGCAAACCAACAGGGTAGAAATAATTCTCCAAATATTAGAAGATCTGATAATACATGGTTATCTTTAGTTGAAAATCTTTTAGAGTCAGAGTATAATGCTATATATACAAATGACGAGAAAGGCACAAACGATGTCAAGAAAGATAACCCTGAAGAATGAACAAATAGCATCATATTTAAATACTGACGATGCAATCAAGGCACTATCCAATAGTGTTAATAATGGTCAAGTAAGAATTGCTTTACAAATTCTTGTTGAAATAATAGAGGATCTTAACAATAGTATTAATGTCGAAAAAAGTCCTATTGAGGAAAAGCCATTAAAGAAATCTGAAGAAACCAAGGTAGCTCCAGAAAAGCAGCAGGCAAAACAAAAAGTAGAGCAGAATAGTTCTGAGTTAGAAAATAATATATAATATATGAAGTTAGTAATAGGCTGTCCAACTTACAAGAGAACATGGCTTTTGCCACACTGGATTAGATGCCTAATAAATCAATCTGTATCTTTAAAAGATGTTGGTTTTATTTTTGAAGTTTCCCCTGATGATCAAGACACAATTAATTCATTAGAGGCATGGAAAAGATTTGATAAGAGAATTCCTTACTTCAACATAAAGATTAGAGAAGACATTCCTCATTTTCAGCACGAAAATAATGGCAGACAATGGACTATGTCTAAATATGTAAATATGGTGTCGTTAAGAAACTCTCTATTAGAAACTGTTAGAGATGTTTCTCCAGAATACTACTTTAGCTTAGACTCAGATATTCTATTAACAAATCCAAATACTATGGAATTATTAATAGCACATATTAAGTCCGGAGCAGATGCAGTAAGTCCACTTATGTTTATGACTCCAATTGGAACAATGTATCCAAGCGTCATGAATTGGAGAGAAGATGTTCCAAATAAAGCATATAGAAAAGAAAAGTATGACTTAGGAACTTATTTTAAGTCAGATGTTATTATGGCCGCCAAAATGATGAGCAAAAATGTATATCAAAATATTGAGTATTCTGTTCATGAACAAGGTGAAGATGTTGGTTGGTCTTTAAATTGTAAAAATAAAGGTTATGAACTATACTCCGCATCTTATATTTATGCTCCTCACATAATGTCTGAATTTATGTATGACTCTTTTTTAAAGAATGGTGACGACAGAAATTTGATAGCAAATAAAAACTATGCTAAAGTGTGATATATTTATATAAAATTGTTCAATGTTATAAAAAGAAACTTACTATAAAAATAGAATTATTTTACAGGGGATTATAATGTCTTTTGATTTCGTAGAAAACTTTACTTTAAAGCTACCAGATTTTTCAAAGGTAGACTTAGATTTTTCAGAATCATTCAATTCCAGACATGGGCTGATTATAGAAGTAGCAGCTATTCATGAAGGTCTTACAGCCAATTATAATAATTACTCAGCACAAGAGCTGGAAAAAGCTCTGCAATCATGGGTTGAGCCTTATCCTAAGCCAATCATATTAAATCATGACTTAAATACAGAGCCAATTGGTAGAGTAATGGCAGCAAGGATGGATAAAGAGGAAGATGGTTCCGCTTTCGTAAGACTGCAAATTGCAATCACTGATCCAGTCGCAGCACAAAAAGTTCTAGACAAAAGGTATCTAACAGGTTCTGTTGGCGGAAGAGCTGCTAAGGCACTGTGCAGCATTTCTGGCGAAGATTTAGCTTCCGAAGATGACTCCGGAAGACCCAGAATGCCAAAGTATAGAAGAGGAAAAGTTTATAAGGGCAAGCTTGCTTATATAGACATGCAAGACATTTCCTTTAAAGAGTATTCTTTTGTTAATCAGCCAGCTGATCAAAAGTCAGGTGTCAGATCACTAAAGTCTGCTGATGGCAAAGCGGAGCTTACAGACTCAGAAGGCTGGGTTGCTAAGAGTTCAGCTTTTGTTTTAAGTATGGATAATGAAGATATATTTTCAATTGAAGAAAATAAATCAATTCTTTCTAATCTTAAGAAAAAAGAATCAAAGCCAATTTATTTGCACTTAAAAGGTGCATTTCTAACAGCTTTAGCCTTGCAAGAGAGCGAAAGTTATATAAATAAGACAGAATCATTACTATCTAATGAAGATTCTGAAAATACAAAATCTGAGGAGACTCATAGCATGGATAATGTCGATAATGGCGAAGATATTCTAGCTGTAGCTGAAGGCTTAAGCGAAGATCTTTCTAATATTGCAGCTTCAGCTTCTGTTGAAGCAGAAACATCTGAGGAATCAGATGAAAAGACTGAAGATGTTTCTGAAGAGCAGTCTTCAGATAAGGACTCAGAAGAACTTTCTGAAGAATCAGAAGTATCTGATTCAGAAGAAAACAATAACTCAGCTGACGATTCAGAAGAGGCGGATGTACAAAGCGTAGATTCCGAAAATGCTGAAAAGCCAGAAGAGTCATCATCTGAAAATGGTGATGTAGATCAAGAGACCGCTGAAGAGTCTAGCAATCTCAGCGATAACAAAGAGGGCGTTGAGCAAGAACTAGAGCTCTTAAAGGCAACTATCAAGTCTCTTGAAGAAGAAAATACAAAACTCAAGAATGCTCTACACAGAACATTAGTAGAGAGAGTTGTTGATACAAAGATTGGCCTAGGCTACGAATCTGTTGATGATCGCGAAAAACTAATCGAAGAACATGCACCAAGAACAGCATCTTCATTAGCTGATTCATTAAGAGATCTAGCTAAGGTCCCAGCTAAAGTTGGCAAGAGACTTTCTAACTTCTTTAGCGTTCCCGAAGTAACTTCAGAAGCAGAAGTTGCAGAAGAAGTAAATGTATTAACAGTGGACAAGGCTGAGTCACAGACACCTGTTTCTCCTGTCAACTCTTTTGAGCAAGTTCTAGTAGACGCCCTAATGGGTAGACGTAAACTTTAATAATTAAGGAGAAATAAAATGAGTTTAGCAAAGTTCCGCAAGGTACATAGCAAGACCGGTTCAGGACGTTTTGTTGTTTCTGAGGGCGTCGCTCCCTCAGCATACTTGCTTCCACACCCAGGTCTTCCTACATGGTATTTGGATAGCGAAGATGATCGCTTTGAGATCGTCATTCCTAAGGGTACCATTCTTTCCGTGGTTGCCGATTCAAACGGTGACGCCAGAGTAGTACCAGCTAACGGTACATCATCCAGCAAGGGCTGGGGCGATGTAATGCCAAGCTGGGATCCACTTGATGGCGCTACACCAACATCGACAACTGGTTCAGATGACACAGTCACAGTTCCAGCTCGTTCGATTCCAATCGGCTGCGCACAATATGATCTCTACAGACCCTTTGATAAGGGTACCTCACAAGGTGCAGGTTTCATTACTCATGGTTATGTAGAGTATCCAATGGTGGATGGCATTAATGCAGACGTGACAGTTGGTTCGTTAATTCGCGCCGACCACATGGGACGCCCAGTAGCAGCAGCTGCAGCTGATTTCTATAATAGCTCAGCTGTATACGCCTACTTGCAGGTTGGTAAGGTTGTTGAAGTCGAAAAGTTTGCTACAAACTTCGATGACGGCCTCCTTAGCTACATGCAGCTACCATCAGATCCAGGTGCACTTAAGACAGTGTACGAGCTTACCCGTAGTGGAACATACAACGGCAAGCTCGGCATTCGTGCAAACCTAGATGTAGACCATGTCATTGGTGCCTTCCGCGTCAATTTGACACTCTGATAATAACAAAAACAATAACACAGGAGGAATAATCCTAAGATGAGTAAGACAATCCAAGAGCTCCTCTCGGGTCTCCCAGCTTGGGAGGCGGCACTGACTGAGGACGGGTACATTGATGCAGACAATAGAGTAACCATTAAGGAGGCATTTGCTTCGCCAGACGCAGCTGCCCTTTTCCCCAAGGTGCTCTCTCGTACGCTAAAAGAAGCAGCTGAGCCACAACTTCTCGTGACTCCTCTGCTTTCCACTGTTCGCCTCGGTAAGGGGCGTTCTTTGGAGTTCCCAGCAGTCAACGCAATCCAAGCAGCAGAGATTCCAGAAGGACAAGAATATCCAGAGCAAGCACTCGCCTTCGCAAAGCAGGTAGAAGGCAAAGTTTCAAAGAAGGGTGTAAAGTTAGCTTTCACTGAGGAAGTTATCGCTGACTCACTTTGGGACATTGTCGGTCTGCACGTTCGTGCAGCAGGCCGTGCCATGGCTCGCCTAAAGGAGCAAATTGCTCTTAGCCGCTTCAAGGATGCAGCTACTATCGTTTTCGACAACGACAGTGGTTCATATGATGACACAACAGGTTTGGACATTGATGGCGCAGCCAACAAGACAATCACCTGGGATGACATCATTGACATGGCTGCCGTTCTAATGGCTGAAAATCATATTCCAACAGATTTCATTCTTCACCCCCTCATGTGGTCGGTCTTCCTTAAGGATTCGATCTTCCACGCTGGTGGTGCAGCTTCAGCTGTTGGAACTAGCTGGGGTTATCGTCCTCAGTCGGCAGAGGGTGCATTAAACGCAACCGCTCCCATGGGTCTAAATGTACTGGTTTCACCATTCGTTAGCTTCACCGCTAAGAGTGGCGCTACACCAGCCAAGTCAGACCTCTTCTTGATTGATCGTAACGAGGTAGGTACTCTCCTCGTTAAGGATGACATGAGCACAGATCAG